CTTCTGTGCTGGCAACGAATTCTGGATAAGCGCCATCTAACAGCTCGACTGTTCCCGCCGCCGCATACCCTGTGTCTGCGTAAGTTACTACTCTGCTCCCATCGTCTTTAATTTCTTTAACAGCGAAGTTGTAGAATTTAGCCTCAAGAGGTAATAGGTCTCCCTCGCTGATTGTACAACTAGCATCGCCTTTGGTGCTGATGGTTGAACCATCGTCTAGTATCGTCAGCGTCTTGGTCAGCACCGCTTTCTTGCTCGAGGTGTCGATCATGTTGAATTCGTATGTTTTAGTGGTGATGTCCTGTGCCTTCTGGTCTTCATTCTTGAAGGTGAAATTGATTGGGTTGTTTACCCCTCTGTGCAGTGTTAGGCGTCTATCGTACACTTTTGAATTCCTCCCGTGATAGCCATTTATATAGGCTATTACCAATTGATCTAGTAAATACCTCGAAACTGTTTGCATAATACATATTTAACAGTATTTATAGATATAGAATGAACGAAATTTTTAACACATTAAAAGATAAATTTCCTTTCCTAAGTTTGATACGAAAAGGTGATCTAGAGTATGTGGGCATCGTGCAGAATGAAGATTCTAACGTAATCAGTTTCTATGATTATGGCAGATTGATGTTACCACAAGATAAGATGAGATATCTTAAATGTGGTGAAACTTGGTGGCACGAGTCAAACAGAAAACTTCCAATAAACATTTTCTTAAAGGGCGATTTCAGATATTTCAGGTCTACGTTGGTCACTTTGAATTCAAAGGACGTTGAAATAGTGGCAGGTCCTACAGTAAAACTTTCTGAAATTTCAAAGAAACGAGTAAAGCGTAGAACGATTCAATTAGTTAGAAAACCAATCTAGCTCTTTTCACCACAATTTATTCCATTCACTCTTTCCACGTATTTGGTCAATTGATTGTTGGCTTGGTATGACCCGAGCTCGGAGCGAGGTGTAATGCGATGTTTTTTACTGAGATGTTTGGATTTCTTTTTTTTAGGTTTTTGATGTAGCATCAAAACTATATTTAGTCTTTTGTATCAGGTTCATCTGGACCACAATTGCCTGTGCATAGGCTATGGCATGTGATTTCTTAAAGAAGTAAGAACCGTCTGTAGGTTTGACCCAGACTTCTTTCAGTATTTCTTCCCAGTCCTTGTACATTAAGTTTCGCTTGGCTGGACGTATTATAGCCAACACAGCCGCAAGTTGTTCTATAGTTTTTGGTTCTAAGTTAGACACTATATTGAAGTGTCCGTTCAAGTGGAAAAGATTTTCTACAATCTTTGGATCTTTTAACATTTCCCAGTCTGGTTCCTGTATCATTAGTTCTACCAGTTCCTGTTCCGATTTCACATTTTTGTATATGTTCACATTCAACATATCTATCTTAAAGTATCCTCTGTTCTCTGCCTCCTTGTAATCTAACGTGGCGTTTCCCGTCACAGGATGTTCGGGCACCGCATGGAAGTAAACTCCGGTCTTATGTTTTTCGGTCTTTCCGTCTTTGATCATTGACGCCGGTGTGTGTTTAAACAATTTCAGCACCGCGTCTCGGTCAAAGAAATCTACGTCTACGTCAGGCATTAGTGCATCCTTCCTTTATCTTTTTCGTTGTATTTGATAAACTCTTCTTTACTTCCTGGATCTAGTACATCTATCACGTCTAACAGTTTCCTGTACCCTTCTGTATTCAAATATTCTTTGTCCATGTCTGGCATTATAACTCTTCCTATGGATCCATCTTCTTTGATTACCACAGCACAGTCACCGTCTTCGAATTTTAAATCGTCGTTGATCTCTAATTTTACTTTAGACAATTTTGGCCTCCCTTGCAGTTTCTTTCACTAACAATAAGTCTGCAGGATAACTTTTCAACTTGCTAGGCCAGAAACTTGTGTTTATGAATTTTTCAATCATTTGTAATTGCTCGTCATTAAACGATTGTAACATTCTTTTACCTGCGTCGCAACCAAGTAGCATCCAAGGACTAATTTTTCCCTGTTGAATGTGTTGCACTGCTCTGTTGGTGTTGACCAATCTAAAATAATCTGACCACTGTGCGTTCTGTTCTGTGGCCCAGTCCATCATGGTTGCTATGCTTCGTTGTAGTGCAGACTCTACTGGTTCTGTCTTGAGTGTTTCGATAAGATATTCCTCATATAGGTCATCTCTAGCCCAATGATCTAATTTTATCTTTGATTTCAGCACGAAATCTATGTATTTGTCCGGGTACACTGGATTGATGTGCATGATATATCTGCCGAACTTGACGAAAGCATTGTAGTATGGACTCTTAACAAAGTCATCATATGTTCTATCTTTAGAATTGTGCTGATGTATTTTGTAGAATCTCTGGAACACCATGAACGCATTGACTACCCATTTCTCGTCTCGTTGTAGATATCTTCGTTTGGGTTCACAAAGGTGTACTTGTAGTGTTCTTGCCTTTGCAAACTCCTTGCCACAGTATGTACATTTATTGGTCGATGCCATGCGCTTCTATCAGTTCCTCTAATTCTCTGTCTGTTATTACTTTGTCTAAAGTTTCTAAATCCGACTCTTTCCAATTCGGATAGATTTGTTGCAATTGTTTTAATGACTTATTAGGAACACGTTTCATGGGTTTTATCCATGGGTGAAATTGCTGTTGTAGACTGCCACACATAGCAGTTAGTATCCAAAGCAATTTTTTGTGTTTGCCTAAAGTAAAACAATGTTTGTTTACACACTCATTGATCATTTCAACATAGTGCTCTACGAAGAAAGTATCTTTGGATGAACAACTTGACACATATCTCATCAACATGTACGGTGAATATAAACTTTTTTCTTTATCGTCGATCCTATCGAAATAGTCCTTGTTTCTAAAGTCCACTGCCTTGAGACCATTCCTGAGATCAAAAAATTTTTTTGTGTTACTTTTTTTTGCTGGCATATTTTAATCCAAACATAGTGCATTCTTTAGCATCTACGAAAGTTAATTTTATCTTATTCTGCATGTGATTCATAGCCGAAATCTTAAATTTATTTTTCCTTACCCAGTCGAAGAAGTCCTTCATCCAATCCTCGTCCATCCACACTGCAATTTTATTGCTGGTGATCATTATAGGTGCGTCTATGGTTATAGTTCGCCTACCAAACTGAGCCATAGTCTACCTGCTCACATTGCCTTGAAATATCTTTTACAAAATAGGCGCACAAAGGCCTACGACCGTTGGTCAGCGGTACCGCTAACATCTGTCCGGATTTGATTTTTGGAAAGTACCATTTTACTTCGGTATAGATATCTACTATGTCTATTGGATAGAAATCTGGTTTAGAACTAGAAAGCGGATTAAATGTAAAAGCGTCGAAACCTCTGTCATTCAAACTTGTTATTGGTAATACATGCATCTCTGGCTGTCCGGCTTCCCCTATCAACATCTTCCAATCTAGTGGCATTTTGATTCTGTGTTTGCCAATCTCTAACACTGCCGCTGGTGCGTTGAAACTTTCCAAAAATATCAAAGGTATGTAAAAAAAATCCGGATTACTCGGATCCGAGTTATCTAGCACAGCGAATCTCATTTTTTCATCAACCCATTCTGGTATTTTTTCTAACTGGTATGTGTTATTTTCTAGTGTAAGGATTTTCATAATCTATCTTTTCTATATTATACGGGTAATTTGCCTCTTTGTAAAACTTTTTCCTTGCTCCCAGATGTCTTTTCGCAAACTTGCAACTGCTGGTAATGTCCCATATCTGCACACTGTCCTTGTCTTCTGCTTTCCTAATGCCTCGACCAATACTTTGTATTACCCTTACAAAACTCTTTCCTGGTTCTATGAGAACAAGATTAAAAATCCTAGGAATATTAATGCCAACAGCGGCAACTCCATATGTGGCAATGATAACTTTATTTGTTGAAGTAGATATTTCATCGTACTGTTCCTTCCTGTCTGTGTTTTTGGTTGCTCCGGACACGAACACCGCATCCTTAATTTTCTTCTCTAATATTTCTCCTGCTGATATTCTGTCTACGAGTATGAGCGTGTTGCCTGAGGTTGCTATGTCTTTGATTGTCCCCGCTATCCACGACATTCTAGTTTGGTCTGTTGTAAGCCATTTTAATTCTTCCGCGTATGTCTTGAATTGGGGATGGTCCTGTGTTTGAAGAACGTTTACGTGGCAATTGGCAAGAACACCCTTGTCTTGCAGTTCGCTGGCTTGTATTCTATTGGAAACTTCTCCTATACTACATTTCAATCCCATGAATTCATATTCAGCTTTTGGCACCGTGCCTGTAAGCCCCCAACGTATTCCACAGTGTGCGAATGGACCAGTCAATAATCTCTTCAATACATCTGCTTTTGCCATGTGCACCTCATCGATGATAACAGTCTGTATACCCTCACAGAATTCTTTGAATTCTGTGCTGTGTTCATTTTTAGCCTTTTTTTCTAAAACGTTTAGTGATTGCCAGGTTGCGATGGTATTGTATCTTCCCACCTCTTTCCTGTCGCCGTAGTAAACACCCACATCTAGATTACAAGCAAGGAAATCCTCTTCGGTCTGTGTCACTAGACTTTTATTAGGCACTATGGTGATTGTCCTACCATATGGTTCTACTAATTGACACATGGCGGCAGTTATGATAGTCTTGCCCGCGCCTGTGGCTATCTCTTGTATCGATTGTGGATTTTCTATAAACTTGTTCAAAGTTTCCACTTGATAATCTCGCAGTTCTATGGGTTGTCCAGCGCAAGGGTGATTGTCTGGCCATTTGATGTGTGATAGGAATTGTTTGTCTACTTTCTTGAAACTGAATTCTTGCGTGTTTCTCTGATCTACCACGTCTATATAGACCCCGCCCTCATCTAGTATTGGAATTATTTCATCAACAAGA